TACACAATAACGTATCTTTTTTTAATATAAAATAATTACAATAATAAAGATAGCAGATGAGTGTAAAAAAAACAATTATTTGAAAGTACTACTATAAATGCTTTATAATTATATAGTTATAAATTTAAGGACGCGGATCCAGGTGTAATGCCTGGCCGCGTCCTTTTCGTCTTATATCCGTCAAAAATTACTATTTGAAGATGTTCGCAATCATGGTTGAAGCGTTGCGTCGCATCTCCTCGGAGTAGTGTATATAGGTACTTATAACGGTGTTTACGTTATCGCCGAGTAAGCTGGCCACGGTTTGTATGTCGACGCCGTTCGCGAGGAGCGTTGTGGCGTAGGTATGACGGAAGGCATGGATCGATCTTCCTGGCAGGTGACGCTGGATCACTCGATTGATCGGACTGCTGCGGTTAGATTTTAAAGGAAATAAACGCGATCCAGGATCTGCCCTATGCCAGATCAATTCCTCAGACAGGGTTTCTGGTATTGGTACAGTCCTAATGCTTGTCTGGCTTTTGGGTGGTGCAAATCCGCAGCCCTGCGATCCAAGCCAGGCCCATTGCTTGTCGATCGTGATCCTGTTGCGATCCAGGTCTACGTCCTCCCAGGTGAGTGCCAGGATCTCCCCGTATCGTGCGCCGGTATATCTTGCCACGCTGCAGATCATGTAATACATAGGATATGAATGCCGTATTGCGTCCAGGAGGCGGTCTAAGTCGTCCTGAGGTATAGTTGTTACAGTTTTATTATTCTTCGCTCTGAAGCGCTTTATTGCGTCGCAGGGGCTTCTCACGATCAAGTGGTAGGGGTTTATAGCGTAATTAAAGATCGCCTTCAGCAATACGAGACAAAGGTTCTTGCTCGATACAGCTCCGCCGTAGCGATTAAATAGGTCGATCAGATCCGAGTGTGTAATGCTCCTTATTGGTACATGCCATATTGGCTGGCAGTATGTATTGATCATTGTGTCGTATGTCCTGCGCGTGCTGCTGGTGATGCTTTGCTTTTCGCTTATATAGAGCTTATAGAATTGTAAGAATGTTATGTCGCTGTTGTTGCTGCCGACCGAGATGATCGTACTCTTGAGATCGTCAACGATCCGGCTTCCGTAGATCTTAGCTTCTCTTTGTGTAACAAAGCCCTGCTTAGATTTTTGACGCCAGCGCTTGCCGTCCTTATATGAGATAATCACCTGATATCCCTTATCCTTCTTGCGGACGATCATGTTATATTGCATGCTTCCTCCTGGGTATAAAAAAAGCATCCCAGAGAGATGCTTTAGTAGTTCGATATAGTATGCCTAGCCTCCTCGATCAGGTTCACGTGGCAGTCGCGATCATGGTCCTGGTTCACTATGTGTTCTAGTTCATGCAGGTATGTCGCGCGCTGCTGGTGATATGAGTGCTTTGGGTTGAGGACGATCGTGTATGTATCATCCTCATTCTTCCTGGCGAAGCCACCGCATGTCAAAGGTAATTCGTCACTAAAAATAGTAATAATCAATTAATATCATCTCCCCGTTCGCGTTGTAAAAGCGCTTTTGTAATATTAATAATTGACTGCATATCTTGTTTTGAGAGGTTACGTTTGGCATCTAATAAAAGCCTTAGTTCAGGATCTTGCTTGATCTGGTTCGCCAGCTCCGCAACGTCAGGATCGATATAATATCCCTCGTTTGTCGGATCGGATCCGGTAAGTAAGTAGTCGATCGATACGTTAAAGAACACAGCTATTGATCGGATCATGTCCGCGCTAGGCGTGCGTGCGCCGCTCTCCCATAACGACACGGTTGATTTGGCGACGTCCAGCTTCTTGCCGAGTTCTTCGCCTGTTAAATGATTTAGTTTTCTAAGTTCCTGTATCCGTTGGCCTAAGGTTTTCATTTTGCATACCTCCTGCACCTATCATAATAAAATGTAAACGAATTGTAAACTTACTGATTGCAAACTTTTAGAAAAAAATTATTTGACTGTATGCATTTTGTGAACTATAATGTGATCAAGTTAAAGTTTTCAAATTGCAAACCAAGAATGGAGGTGATCTATTGAGCGTTGATCGTCTTGTTGAACTACGTCAGAAGTACGGGTTCACGCAGCTGGATCTTGCTAATAGACTGCAGATGGCGAAATGCACATATAATCAAAAAGAAAACGGTCGTCGGAAGTTTACTCCTGGCGAAATGGTGAAAATATATGAGTTGTTTCGCCAGTATGACGACAGTCTCAATATGCAGGATATTTTTTTTAGATAATTAGTTTACTCAATGCAAACATAGGAAGGTGGCGAATGGACAGCTTAGTGTATACGGTCCGCGATGTAGCGGATCTATTTCAAATTTCACAGTCCGCTGTGTATGTTCTCCGCGATGAGGGTAAACTAACGCAACTGAAGAATGTCCCAGGTGTTCGGTTCTCTAAGGAGGAGGTGCATGCTCTAGCTAAATATGAACATGAATTCTCGGTCATAAATTATGCCGAGCTAGTCACTGAAAATGCAAAACTCAAGGAAGAATTAAAATCCTTAAAAGAAAGTATACGATCCGCAACGTCTAATATGCTGCGGCTTATGGAGGTGTAAAAATGAACGGTGCAATGAATTATAAAGAACGACGCGAACTGCGACGCGCAGCTATGGCTCCGCAATTAGCCGATATTATAGAAGGCTTTATTATCGGATCATGTGCTCTATATATGGCAGTAGGGCTCCTTTATTGGTGGGTAACTGGGGAGGTGCTTGTTAAATGGTAACTAAGCGCTGCTATCAATGCGGCTATAAGCTCACACCTGCTATCACATATAACTTATTCAATACGGCGATCAATAAGGTTGTACCCGTATGTAAGGATTGCCATACTGCACATTTACGTATGCGGGCCAAACAAAAAAAGGCCGATCTTGCGACAACAAGAAAAGGCCCCAGTTTAAATAAACCAAACTTATTATAACACGAATGATTTCATATGGAGGTTAATACTATGAACCAATTTACGATTGAATTTAAAAACCCTAAGGATCTAGCTGATAAGATCTCAAAATATAACGATCTAATGAACCCTAAGCCGATTAGTGAGCCGGCTGTTCCTGTATTAGAGGAAAAACCGGCTAAGTCTACGGCTAAAAAAACAACTAAGGAAGAGCCTGCTGTTGTTGTGGATCCTGATTTACCTGTAGTAGAGGCTCCCACAGTAGAACCTGAACCTGTAGCGGTTCCAGAACCGTTGGAAGCGGAGCCTGCTGTAGAAGTTGAGGCTGACGTTCCTGTTACCGATTTCCATGGCGAACCTATTGCTGAGGATCCAACTGAATTAGATGTAGAACCTGCCGAGTTCGATCCTGCTGCCTATTGGGTAGACTTTAAGTCATGGCTTAAATCTATCGGTAACGAAGAAATTAAAAAGGCCCTGGAGGTATTCCGTAGCCACGGCGTACAAGGTAACCCTTGCAGTGATGATCTTACGCCTGAAATTGTATCTGAGTTAGACGCTCTTATGAAAGGAGAATAATCAATGGCTAATGCAAGTAGTTTTAAGAATGTTATAGACGAGATCAAACCTCAGGTGGCTATCTTGAAAAAAGCCATTGAACTTGATCCTGCTGGCACGATCGAGTACCAGCGCGCGTTGGATTTTATCGAAACCAATATGTCAGTATCGTCTACGATTATCAAAGCCATTGAGCTCGTAGAGAAGGAAAGTAAAAAGACAGAAGCTGCGGATCCTGCGCCTACTAAAAATGAGCCTAGCAAGAAACAGAAAAAAGCGGATCCAGCTCCTAAACCTACGCCTGCGCCTGCTCCTGTTGTAAATGAGGAAGCTACGGACGAAGGCGAGGATCTGTTCGGAATGTTCGACTAGGGAGGTTAGTGAATGGAAGTATTAGCTAGCGCATGCATAACGCGGCTATTCGACAGCATTATGCTAGAGCGTAGTTATAGCGCAGATTATACTACGATCTACCACGCCGACTGTAACTTTACTTTTGGCGCGTCGTGGCATCGTAAATATAACTATTACAACGGATATATGACAGGCGCAAAACATTATACTTGCCCGGAATGCGGACACTTCTCAAACCCTTCTAGTGAGAAGATCTTATTTCTTCATGAGGAACGCGAGATCGTTCCTGTGAGCTTATTTGTGGATGTATTGAGCTATAAGAATTTTATAGATCTGAAAATAAAGTATTACGGCATTAGCCTTACTTTTGACGGGCACAAGATCGATCATGGGATGTTATCTCAAACCCTGCGCTTTGATTTCAAACGTCGCATGGCCATATATATCGATCAAGATAAAAACAAACACGATCTTACGATCGAATATCTTCGCCGTAATACTGTAATGCCGATTCTTCAATTCCTGGGCCGTTCTTATGCAATGAAAGATTTTAATAGAAGTCACCTAAATTCTGTATTTAAAACTCTTAGATTAGAGTTCGAGGATCGGATTAAGGGTGCGTATGGGTTCGAAGCTAAGAACGTATATATTGCTCCTAGTGCGACTGAGTTTAACGGATATCATTATTCAATGTTATTAAACATGATCTTGAAGGTTGCCGCTCCTGATATGCCGGCGATTAATACGATTATTCAGAATAACGCGAGATGGTTCAACTCTTACGGATTAGTTAGCCATATGCCCCCGTTTGATGATGATGTCCTATACTTAACGCGTCAAGGGATCAACTTCCACGAAGCTCTGCGACGCGTGCATATGGCTCCGAATAGTCGCGCTTTACGCCAGGCCATGATCCAGGATCCTTTATATGTTCTTATGGCCAATGTTTTAAATCTCTTTAAGGATGAGAATTGTCGCCGTACGATCTTGACGTTGGATCGCTATCCTAAAACCCTACTGGGACACGATCCATATGACGGGCTAGTTAAAACAGCCGCTGGTGTTAGGGAATTAATGCGTGTTACAACGCAAGACATCCGTATGATGTGGCTGTCCTTAATCCAACGCTTCGGCGAGGCTGCGGTTCTCAAGTGGATATTAAACACGGCCTCTGTGGATGTCAGCGATTCAATTGAAATGTACTCTAAATTACAGGCCGACGCTCGTAAGGAACTATGGGGGACCAAGTTCCGGTTAAGATCGTTTCATGAGGTCTTGATCAATATATTCAATAAGCAAGAATACGGCGATATACATTTACCGATGATCCCGGCTCTTAGCGCAGATCTTAACGGCTTACATTTTGCGGTTCCTAAAACAGCCGCGGAACTAATGATCATAGGTAAGAAGCTAAGAAACTGCGTAGGAAGTTATAGAGACCAGGTTATGAATGGTAATACGGCGATCGTAGTTGTTACGAATGATAGAATGCAGCCGGTTGCCTGCCTGGAGCTCAGGAAGGATCAAGAACAGTTTACACGCTTAGTGCAGGCGAAGCTGTTCGGTAATCAGTGCGTGGCCAATAATAGGGACATTAATGGCGCCGTCCTAGAATGGGCCAACAAATTAAAAATAGAACCCTGCACGATCGATGTAGAGGCGCAGGTTAGTTAGGGAGGCAATATGAAATTACAACAATTAACACTTCAAAATTTCAAGGGCATTAAATCCTTGTCCTTTGAATTTGACGGTGAGGATAAATTTATCTTTGGTGATAATGCTACGGGTAAAACGACGGTGTTCGATGGTCTGTTCTGGCTGCTATTTGGTAAGGACAGCCTGGACCGAGCAGACTTCGAGATCAAGACCTTAGTTAACGGCGAGCCGATCCATAAGGTGAACCATGAAGTCGAAGCTGTTTTTATAAACGACGACGGATCAGACTTTACCTTGAAACGTGTATATCGCGAGAAATACACAAACCCGCGCGGTGGTGAAACTAAACTTACGGGGCACACAACGGATTACTTTATTAACGAAGTACCTGTGAAAGAAAAAGAATACAAGTCCTATATTAATAACGTGATCGCCGAGGACGTGTTTAAGTTGATTACGAACCCTCTATATTTCAATGAGACGTACTCCTGGCAAAATCGCCGGAAGCTGCTCCTTGAAATGTGCGGGGATGTCGACGACGATCATGTAATTAATAGCCGGGACGATCTTAAACGCCTAACCGAATTATTAGGCGGCCGCACGGTCGAGGAACAGAAGAAGATCGTTGCGGCTAAAAAGACGGCGATCAATAAAGAATTGGAAATGCTCCCGGTGCGAATTGATGAGGCAATTCGCAATAAACCGGAGGTTGTATCTCCTAAAGCCGATCTTGAAGCTAGTATTAAAACGCTAGCCGCTGGCATTGATGACCTAGAGAAACAAAAGGCTATTTTACAGAATGGCTTAGGCGCTAGCGTAAGGCAATCAAAAATTGAAGATTTACGCCGCAGGATCGAGGTTAGGAAGTCCGAGGTCCTATCTGCTTACCGTGAAACAAAAGCGGCCTATCGTAGCAAATACGAAGCCCTGTTGTCGAAGTTGAAGATCACGGAGGCTGAACGGGATCGGTATATGGACCGCAGTTATGATCTCGAGCAAGATATATCTAGGGAAACTGGGCGGATCAATACCTTACAAGATGAATTTAATGAGTTCAATGCTCAAACATTTACTGGTGAAGCCTGCCCTACATGTGGACAGTCCTTGCCTGCGGATCAATTATCCAAGCTAGAGGAAGCCTTTAATATTGAAAAGGCAGCTAGGTTGGAAGAGTGGCAACGCCTTATTGACGGGGCCGTGCAAACGAGAACCAGCTATGAAGAACAACGCGAGAATATGATTGTTAAGGCCGACGGCCTGGTTGCTCAAATTAAGGATCAGACAAACGCTTATCATTCTAAACTTAAAGAATATCAAGAGTTATATGAGCCGGATCTTGCAGAGGATCCTGTTCTTAGTGATCTAAACGCAGAGTTATTCATGTTGAATTTGGAGGATGTCGATGCTGCTAGCCAAGAAAAAATAAACGAGATCATGAATGAGATCTCGGCTGCAAAAGAAAAAAAAGCGGCTCTTGAAACTGAATATAACAAATATAATTTGATATCTGATATCGAGCAACGTGTTCAAGATCTCGAGAGCAAACAACAAGCTCTGGCGGCTGAGAAAAATCTGCTCGACGAGACTTCTTTCCTGATCGACGAATTCGTCAAGGCTAAGGTGGACCTATTAGAGCAAACGATCAATAGCCACTTCGAGCATGCGCGCTTCAAAATGTTTAACATTCTTGTGAATGGTAACGTCGAGGAGTGCTGCGAGACAACTTATAAAGGCGTTCCGTATAGAAGTATGAATAATGCGGCCCGGATCAATGTAGGGATCGACATTATCAATGCTCTTACTAAGTTCTATAATGTGACGGCTCCGGTGTTTATCGATAATGCCGAGGCGGTTACTACTTTCAATAAATGTAATAGTCAAACAATCAAGTTAGTTGTGGATCCTTCCTTCGCAACTTTAACAATGGCATAGGAGGTATATTATGGCCAACGATCTTCAAATAAAAAAACCATCTCTTCCTGGGTTCCAATCTGCAGAGGGCTTCGAGCTCTTACAACGTCAAGCCAAGATGTTTTGTGGATCCTCTTTGGTTCCTCAACAATTTCAAGGCGAGCAAAACTTCGGGAACGCTATTATCGCTTTAGAAATGGCGCAAAGAATGAATGCATCCCCACTCATGGTAATGCAAAATCTATATATCGTATATGGCAATCCTGGCTGGTCCTCTAAGTTCTTAATCGCCACGTTCAATCAATGCGGCCGCTTTGAAGCGATTAAGTATAAGGAAACTGGTAAAAAAGGCACGGATAGTCAAGGGATTATAGCTTATACCCGCGAAAATGGAAGCGATGAGGTTATCTACGGCCCAGAGGTTACTATCTCTATTGCCAAGCAAGAGGGCTGGTTCGATAAAAAAGGATCCAAGTGGAAGACTATGCCGGATCAAATGCTACGGTATAGAGCCGCGGCCTGGTTAATTCGTACAACGGCGCCTGAGATCTCTATGGGCTTGCAAACGTCCGACGAAATTATCGACGTCGAGGGTAAGGTTTCGGATGTATATGACGAAGTTACTCACACGATCGATATGAATGCCAATAGCGAAATCATTGACGTGGAAACAGATTCAGGCACAGAATTCGTTAACGCTGAAACTGGCGAAGTTGTAGATATGTTTGGTGATAACTAATGTTATCTCTTGAGTGTTTTGGTAGCAGTTCCGCGGGGAACTGCTACAGGATCAAAAGTAGCATAAACGGCGACGAGCTTTTGCTTGACGTAGGGTTGCCATTTAATGCGATCCAACGTGCTTGCCGTTATAATTTCTTGCACCTCCTTGGTGCTCTTGTTACTCACCAGCATGGTGATCATTCTAAGGCCGTCACGGACATGCTAAAACTGGGCCACAGGATCTATATGCTACGTGATACAGCTGAGGCCCTGCATGTGTTAGACGAGCGCTCCTGGATCGAGGTTGTACCTAAGCGGAAATTCACCCGCGGCGTGTTCACGATCTTGCCGTTCGATCTGCAGCATGATTGCCCTAATGTCGGTTATCTAATCACAGACGGGGAGGAGAAGCTGCTATATATTACCGATACATATTACTGTAAATATACTTTTAAAGGCGTGCATCATATCGTGGTGGAATGTAACCACTCTTATGATCTACTGAATAAAAAAATAGAACTCGACGAGTTATCTAGGCAAAGAATGGAACGCCTGATCCAGTCGCACTTTGCCCTGGAGAATGTGATTAAGTTCCTTCGGTCGATGGATCTTAGCGAATGTAAAGCGATCCATCTGATCCATCTATCTAATGAAAACTCGAACGAGGCCGAGTTTAAAAAGGCTGTACAAGCTGCCACGGGTAAGCTGGTTATAGTCCATCAAGAAAAGGAGTTTTAATTATGCGTGTGAGATTTAAAGTGTTTATTGAGGCTTTAGAAAAACAAGGCCTAACACTCATGGAATTTTGCAATAAATCACAAACTATCCCTTGGGCACTAGTAATGTATTTATCTGGTGAGCCTATTACGTTTGATAAAAAAACGATTTGCCTGGGCTTCTGTGTTGGATGTTAAACACGATCAGTTGTTTTATTAGGGGGTAATATGGCGCTTATAAAAACCTATTTTAGCCACGATATAAATTCGCTGGCTGATCCTAAAATTGTGATCATGATAAACCTTCACGGCGTGATCTCATATGCCTGGTGGTGGATGTTGCTGGAAAAGTTAGCCGAGGCGCCAGATTATAAATTGCCGTGTAATAAATTTACTTATCTAGGCTTATCGATCGTCATGGATATCCGTCCAGAGACATTAGTTTTTAGCAAATGCTTAGTAAACGAAAGCAAATGCTTAGCAAATGCTAAGCAAACAGAAGCAAACGAAAGCAAATGCTTAGCAAATATAGCAAAAGTAAGCAACGAGATTTTGCTACAAAAATTCATAAATTCCTTGATCAATGATTGCAATTTGCTAGAGACTGACGGGAAGTATTTTTGGTCCCCTGGGCTCCTAAAAAGGGTTACTTTACGGGAAAGCAAAAATAGCGAGATTTCTGAAAAACGTAGACAGGCAGGGCGTTTGGGTGGTCTAGCAAAAAAAAAATTTGCTAAGCAAACGGAAGCAAATGCTAAGCAAACGGAAGCAAATGCTAAGCAAAACCAAGCAAACCTAGCTAATAATATAAAAGAAAATAATATAAAAGATATAGAGAGAGAGATACGCGCGCGCGAGGACGACGATCCGATCTCCGCGTTTGATGATCCTCCTGTATCTAAAAATAAAAAAGTCTATGAGCTGTACATGAAAAAAGTCAGCGAGATTTCTCCGACGATCAAGGAGCGCTTGGATGATCTTGTGGAGGTCTACGGGGTGGACAGTGTAGTCGTGGCAATCAATACAACGCACGATGCTGGTGGTAACAGCATCAAGTATGTTGAAACGGTAGCCGCGGGCAATTTAAAGAAGGAGGTTAATAAGGCAAATGGAAGCGATCGACGTAGCGGCGGCAATAGAAAGGTTAAGCAAACAACAGACGGCAGCGAGGTCGACTGGTCAAAGGAAACAGGAGAGTGGCTATAAGTTCTTTTTTCCGAAGTATGCGGATCCTGTATTAGTAGAACGCAGGGACGATCTTGAACAATACGGGATCAAAAGTCGTTATAAAAATGTTACCTTTGAAACCTTAAAGGCACAGGGCGCTCCGGCTGAGGATCGTGAAATGTACAACAACGCTTTGAAATATGGCATGCATCTCCCGCAGCATATCCGTGACGGAAAAGGTCTTATTATGACCGGCCCTGTAGGAACTGGGAAGACAACTCTTGCTGTTTGTATATTACGATTGGCGATCAATCAGGGTTATCGCGGTTATATGATCTCAATGACTAGCCTATTCGATACTCTCATGATGTTAAGTAAAGGCCCATCTGAACATTATCTCAAGTTTGAGAGCAGGATCCAGAACTGTCCTCTCCTGGTATTGGACGACTTTGGTGCTGAATATGATTCGGAATGGGTAAAAAATAAGGTTAATTCCATGCTCTCGGAACGTGTGGAAAGGAAACGATCCACGATCTTGACGACCAATATGTCGATCAAGCAAATACAATCTGGCTATAACGAGCGCGTGTATGATCGCATGAAACAAACGCTATTTGTCCTTACGTTCAAGGGTAAGTCTCAACGCAGTACATTAGATATCAAAGATATTTAAAATTTAGCCCTATACGGTTAAAAATATCTTTTTATGACAAAGTACCCGACATAAATATTTGAAGCGCCTTAGCGCGTTAAATATTCGGCTCAATTTTAAATATACGATCCGTATTATATGGGTATGTAGGAGGTAAAATGTTAAAAATCAAAATCCAGGTAAAAGCAAAAGAAGATATTAGACTCACGATCGAGGGTTCCCCGGTCCGTGAAACCTTAGAGCTCGACTCCTTTGTGGCTCTTATTGGTGCAACTATGAAGTTATTTTATGAATTCGCGGGCTCTGATCGTAAAGTAGCACAGGCGGTGCTAATGCTTGCGATCAATGAGCACTTCGTGGAAATGAACGGAGGGATGTGATATGACGTCGCTGGTGGTCTATGGCAGGCCTACAACTAAAAAAAACAGCTCCCGCGTTGTTATGGCTGGGAAATATCCGAGAGTCTTACCATCAAAAGCATACGCTCAATACGAGCAGGATTGTTTGAAACAGCTTCAATTCTTCAAGCAACGCGCGCGTGTTTCTGGTCCTGTGGTGATCCGGTGTCGCTATTACATGCCGGATTTCAGAAGCTGGCCCGATCTTGTGGGCCTGCTACAAGCCACCAGCGATATCCTGACCACGGCTTGTATTATTGACGACGACATGTGGATCGTAAGCTATGACGGATCTGAAATTGTAGGGGTAGACAAAAATAACCCGCGGGTTGAGATCGATATTATGGAAGCGCAGCTGCCACATGTGATCCATGAAATATGGAATAGGAGGAAGGCAAATGGAAATAACAAGTAACGATCAACGATCGTTTATGGAAGTGCTTTATAAATTAGGCGTCCGGTATATCGCCACCGATACATGGGGATGTACGTTCGGGCTAAATGTAAAGCCGGAAATGAATTATCTGTTTAGATTTGAACGTGTGATAGATCCGGCGGTGGTAGTGATTAACCTTGAAAGTTTTAAGGCGTTGATTCCTGCAAATAATATATTCGGAATGGTGGATCTTACACGGTACCTTCATAAGGTGGATTGGTCTAAAGTGCCGATTGATGAGCCTGTACTTGTAAGCAGTGATGGCGAGGAGTGGTTCCGCCGCCATTTTGCAGGCGTACATGATGGTGAGCTTCATGTTTTCTTGCAGGGCTCTAGCTCATGGACTGCGGGTGACGATCCAGACAATACGTGTAATTATAAATTTGTTAAATTATCGAATGAGGAGGGCCTAAATGATGCCTGAAAATAAAGAAATTCCAAATAGAGACGTTTATGTAACTTTTTATCTAGGTAATAAGAAAATATTTGCAGATCTTGAGAAAGGCGGAATACCAAAGGAGCCAAACGATAGCCTTTTCTTTACTGATAAGCAAGTTAAATCCATTAAGGACTTTTTTGGACGTAAAAAGCCTAACATTGATGATGCCGTTCGAAGTCCTAAGCATTATAAACTCCCTGGGCTCAATATCGAAAGCATAGACGTCTTACGATCTGTATTGACGCCAGAAGAGTTTAAGGGGTTCTGTCGTGGTAATGCTTTAAAATATTTAATCCGTGCTGGCAAAAAAGATAATGAATTACAAGATATCAAAAAAAGCCGGCATATATATTGGATGGTGTATTGATACGATCCAGGATCAAGAAAAATAAGGGAGGTTGTTTGTATGCGCTTAACGGAAGAAGGCCGTTTTGATTTCTTATCATATTACTACAATAGGGAAGGTTATAATTATCTGTTCCGGGTAGGTACAGACGGCATATGCTTCTCTGATAATCGTCCAAATCTTGGGGCTGATTATCAGGAATGCCTGCGTAACTGTAACCATTATGTATTTTTGCAATTTTACAACAAAATGTTAGCCGATGAGATTCTGGGTGATCGTCAAATTATTGATCTACGTGAGGAGTACGCTCTTATGGATTGGAATAAGATCGACGTTGACACGCCGGTTCTTGTTCGAGATAACGAGGACGAACCGTGGACTCGTGGTTACTTCGCATTTTATAGCGGAGGTAAGGTATATACATTTATGAATGGATCTACATCATGGAGCGTGGAAGATCCAAATTTCACACATCCGTGGAATTTTGCGAAGATTGCAGATGAGGAGGACGATTATGAATAATATTCCGGACTTCTTGGCTCATCTTCCGATCTGGAGCAATAAGCCAATGGACGGTGTTCGCGGTGTTCCAGTACGCTATGGGAAGCAAAAACGTAAAAAATCGACGCGTGTACGTGAGCACCAATATGACGCTTACGATCATAAAACGTCTAATATGGTAACTAAGACATGCCCTGTATGCGGTAAAACGTACCAGGTGGCATATCGCCTGCGTAACATTTCTAAAACCTGCAGCCGTGCTTGCGGATCTACTTTAAAAAATAAAGACAGCTTAGGCTGGCGCGATAAGGCTAGGGAAATGCGCGCTCAAGGTTGTACATATGAGGTTATATCTGCCGCAACTGGTAAGGCGGTTAGTACTGTATGGAAATTATTCAAGCGTGGAGGAATAGAAGAATGAATGAGAACCAATTTGAAAGGGTAACGGGATATCATGACGCGGATCTTCCGGAAAGAAGAACGGCATATTCTGCTGGCTATGATGTGAAGCCTTACTTCTCAGGGGTGGTTGCTCCTGGTGAAACTAAACTTATCGAGACCGGGATCAAGTGTAAGCTTAATTGTGATGAGTTTATCCAGCTGCATTTACGATCTAGCGTAGGGATCAAGAACGCCGTTATGCTGGCAAATGGTACCGGCATTATTGACGCGGACTATTACAATAACCCTGAGAACGAGGGGCACATAATGATCCCGATCCGTAATATCGGAAAGGATCCGTTTGTATATGACGCGAGCGAGCGCCTGGCTCAACTCGTGATCATGCCTTATAGAATTGTATATCGGGATACTACTACGGCGAAGCGAACAGGCGGCTTTGGTAGTACTAATAAATAGGTGGACTATAATGGATAAACAGGCTTTGGGATCCCTACTGCTACAGTTGCGGGATCGTGATAAATTGCGTTTGTTCGACAAGGTAACAAATAAGGAATATGCCATAATGGGTGGCATGCGTACTTATAATGAGGTGGAAGATAGACATATCGTGGATATATCTATAGTGGAGGTAAAGCATGATGGAAGTAAGTAGTTTAAGCCCTTGCGATCATGATCGTAAGTATACGCTGGAAGAAGTTGTGCGATTAGCGAGCGAGGTTGCTATTGAAAAATTTAGGAAGCTAGAAGAAGATAAGTGCGAAAAGAACCGGGAGAAGGCCCGGAAAAACACAAGGCGTCTCTTGAAGGGGTATAACGAACTCAAGGAACACTGCGAATACGCTGTGGCCAGCGTCGAGAATAGTGTTCCAAGCGATCTGCAGATCGTTCTGAATGAGGTCTTTAATCGTCGGGGCCTTTTGAAAGTCGAGGCGATTGCTGCTAGTAAACGCAGGACGGAACTTATTATCGAGCATATTGATAGTATGCTCGCGGTTTACAAGTCGCAATGTGAACATAGGGGTGTCCCTTATTTCGATGTACTGATCGAATATTATGTTCACGGTGTAAGCGTTGAAGATCTGGCTGTTTCAAAATCTGTATCAGAGCGGACGGTGTATAACTATCTTGAAAGAGCCGAGAACGATGTAAGTATATTACTTTGGGGAGTTCAAGCTGCTTGACAAAAGTTTGCAAAAACATTTCATTTACATTACAGTTTGCATATAGTAAACTATTAGTGTCGAATAATGTTTTTGCTTCCTAAATACTCCGCTTCGTTGCTGCACGAAAAATGTATTTTCATAACTCTTTCCTACTTACTACGGCTGTAACGATTAAGTGATTATTAGGCCTTTACTCCATTCGACGCGAATACTGACATTCTAACTACCTGCGAAAAAGTCCAGACACATGGTCGCTCTCTCCCGTGTGTTTGGGCTTTTTTGTTTTATCTTGAAAGGGCACGAAAATGACGAAGATCAAATGTCGGGCATTGAAGTGCCTGAACAATAAAAAGGGTTACTGCGGGGCAAATTTTATCACGATCGATAAATACTGCCGCGCTTTTTTTACGTCTAACAACGCGCGAAAATATGAAGGTTGCGTAATGCGTAAGGAACATAACCGGTATAAGTCTAGTAACAGGAGTGTTTTAAAATGAATATTACAGAACGAAATATTACGGATATAAAGCCGTATGATAACAATCCGCGGAATAATGACGCGGCTGTGACGCCTGTCATGAATTCGATCCGTGAGTTCGGGTTCAAGGTTCCGATCGTAATTGATAAGGACGGCATTATTATTGCTGGCCATACTCGTTATAGAGCAGCGCTGGAACTCAAATTGAAAAAGGTTCCGTGCGTAGTGGCTGACGATCTTACGGATCAACAAGTTAAGGCTTTTAGACTGGCAGACAATAAAGTAAGTGAGTTCGCAAAGTGGGATATATCTAAGTTGGAGATTGAATTAGGAAGCATTTTTGATTTAGACATGGGGTCCTTCGGTTTCGATATTGGATTAGATAGCCCTGCTGATGACCTGGACGGTGTTCTAGAGGAAGAAGACGGGGAGCTTAGGCCTGTAATAACGCAGCCTGGCGATGTGTGGATCCTGGGCGACCATAAATTAGTGTGCGGCGATTCTACCTTGATCGAAACTGCAAACACTATTATGGGCGAAGAACAAGCCGATATGGTCTTTACGGATCCACCTTACAATGTAGCCTATGAAGGTAAAACCGCCGATCGTCTAACGATCGAGAATGACGACATGTCCGATGAGGAGTTTGACAGCTTCCTGTTTAACGTGTTCTCTGTGATCCATGAAAAACTAAAAGCTGGCGGTGCATATTATATTTGTCATGCTGACAGCTACGGCGAGCACTTTAGGAAGAATGTTCGCTTATCTGGTTTACTTTTAAAGCAGTGCTTGGTGTGGATCAAGAATGTGTTTGTTATGGGCCGCCAAGATTACCAATGGAAGCATGAACCGATCTTGTATGGTTGGAAGCCTGGCGCAAGTCATAACTTCTACGGTGGCCGCAACAAGTCCACGGTGATCGACGACGCAAAGCTATTGGAAGCAGTTCCTGTTGATGGTGGATATATGATCTCTTTTACTAATGATCTTGATACTATCACGATCAAGGTTCCGAGCTTCGAGGTTGAAAGCGTGACAAGTACGTCTGAAGATACAATCTGGCGTATCGATAAGCCTTCGCGTAATGCTGAGCATCCTACTATGAATCCAATCGCTTTATGTGAACGCGGGATCATCAATTCCTCCAAGCCTGGTGATATTGTATTTGAGCCTTTTGGTGGTTCTGGTTCTACTTTGATCGCTTGCGAAAACTTGAAGCGCAAGTGCCGCTGTATTGAATTAGATCCTCGGTTCTGTGACGTTATTGTTGAACGCTATATCAAACATACTGGTAACGAAAATGTGACTTGCATCCGTGGTGGCATGGACTTCTCTTATATGGAGTTAAAAGGGGAGGTGTAGTCTATGGGAGGTAAAAGAAAACTTGGCAGGCCGCTGAAAGAAATCGATAGAGTTCAATTTGAGAAGCTGTGCAATCTGCAGTGTACGCTGTTAGAGATTGCAGGCTTCTTTAATTGCAGCGATGATACGATCGAGCGCTGGTGTAAACGTACCTACAAGGCCACTTTTGCGGAGTGCTTTAAAACGTTTTCGCAGGGCGGAAAGATCTCCCTGCGCCGCACTCAATTCAAACTGGCGGAACGATCTGCTGCAATGGCGATCTTCTTGGGAAAACAGTACCTTGGCCAAACCGATAAGACTGAAATGGATGTAAACACCCAGATTCAAAACCCTTTAGAGGGTATTAGTACGGAAGATATAAAGAAGCTAATAGATAAAGAGGGGTGAGGATATGAAGCTCACGCCTGATCTCCTGCAGCAGCTTAAATATGAGCTAGCCCGGCGGGAGTTCTTTTATTATTGCCACCTACAGGCTCCGGACTTTTATAAGAAGGATCGGGACTACTTGGTTGAATTTTGTAACACGATCCAGGAGTTCTATGAGGATCCAGACGCTAAGGTGTTAATCATCAATATGCCGCCGCGTCATGGTAAAAGTCGCACGGCTCAAATGGCCGTGAAGTGGATCCTGGGTAAAAACCCTATTGAGAAGATTATGACAGGATCGTATAACACGACCTTGTCCACTACGTTCGCCAAGAACGTAAGAAATGATATCCAGGAAATAAAAGCCGACGCCGATCGGATCGTGTATTCGGATATATTCCCGAATATTAGGATCAAGCGTGGCGACGCTTCAATGGATATGTGGTCCCTTGAAGGTAGTTATAATAATTATCTGGCCACCTCTCCTGGTGGTACTGCGACGGGCTTCGGTGCTACGATCTTGATTATCGATGATATTATCAAGAACGCAGAAGAGGCTTATAACGAAAATACGAAGGCTAAGCATTGGGACTGGTTTACTAATACAATGTTATCCCGCTTAGAAGAAGGCGGGAAGATCATCATTATTATGACGCGCTGGGCTTCAGACGATCTTGCTGGGCGTGCGATCGAGCACTTTGGTGATAAAGCAAAAGTTATTACTATGAAAGCCCTTCAAGACGACGGCTCTATGCTCTGCGATGATGTCCTATCTTATGACAGCTATATGGAGAAATGCCGCGCTATGGGCGAAGATATCGCCAGCGCTAACTATCAGCAGATCCCTATTGATCTGAAAGGTGTTTTGTATTCCAATCTTAAAACTTATGAGCGTGTTCCTTGCGATCAGAACGGGGAGCCGCTCTTTTCTGTTATCAAAAACTATACGGATACAGCCGATACTGGCGACGACTGGTTAGCCAGTATCACATACGGCGTATACAACAAAGAAGCCTATATTCTGGACGTTGTATATTCAAAGGCTAGCATGGAATATACGGAGCCTGAGGTTGCCGACATGCTATATCGTAACGATGTAGGTATTGCCGATATAGAAAGCAATAACGGCGGCCGAGGGTTCGCTCGTCAGGTTGTCCAACGCCTACGCGATACGTATGGCAGCAACTACACGAAAGTGGTTCCGTTCCACCAGTCTAAAAACAAACAAGCCCGGATCCTATCTAATGCGACCTGGGTTATGGATCATATTTACTTCCCCGTAAACTGGGCGGATCGGTGGCCTGAATTTTATAAGGCTGTTACCCGCTATCAAAGGGAAGGTAAAAACGAATATGACGACGCTGCAGACGCTCTCACGGGCGTAGCTGAAAAGCTAACAGCGCCGGTTTATCAGTCTACGCGTACCAATATTTACTAAAGGAGGGAATATGGCGACGACTAGTACAACAAATATGCGCGAAGGGGAGTATGAATTACTTCACGACGCTTATTACGGCACGGGGATGTTCTCCTCTGGTGGTGCCTTGCCACAGCATCCGCGAGAGGATGCTAAAAACTACGCTTTCAGACAGTCCCTGGCTTACTACTTAAATCATACAGCTCCGATCTTGAACGCCTGCGTGGATCCGATCTTCAAAGACGAGATCTCACGCAATTACAACGACGGAAGCGCGGAGCTAGAAGTCTTTATGAATAACGTCGATCGACTTGGGACTACGCTTCAAGAGTTTATGCGCTTTAATGCGACGCAATCTAAGCTCTATGGGGTTATGTATGTTTTAGTTGACAACGTGGCCGAGATAGGCGAAACAATGGCGGACGTGGTATCTAAACGCCAGCTTCCGTATCTGTACGCGATCGAGCCTAAGGCTGTCTATGATTGGTTGGTTAGTGATATAGGCGAGCTGGAGCGCTTTTCTTATAAAACCACGGTATTTAATGACAAGGAAGAACCTGTGATCCAGTTTCATACGTGGACTAAGACGAACTGGGTTGTCCGCGATGCGGAAGGCAAGACGATTGCTAGTGGAGACCATAACCTGGGCCGCGTGCCGGTGGTTCAATGGTTCGGTCGTAGCAGCAAAAAAACGGATATTCTTCCACCACCTGAGTTCCTGTCTATCGCTAAAACAAATAAGCAGATCTATCATCAATGCTCTTTATTGACGCAGATCCTAAACATGCAAACTTTCAGCACGCTTACGTTGCCGGATAATGGCCAGGGTGCTGCTGATATTACTTTAGGGACTAATAATGTCTTGCTATATCCTGCCGAGTCCGCTCATTCTCCTGGGTTTATTGCTCCTGATCGTGGCCCAGCTGAGATCCTTATGAGCTCTATAAAAACGCTTACAGACGACATGTATCGCTTATCAGGGATCAACTCTGTTATAGGCGTACAAGAGGCAAAGTCTGGGGTGGCCAAGCAGTGGGACTTCGAACGGACGAACCAGCGCCTTGCTGACTTCTCTGTACAATGTGAGGGTGCAGAGAAGGACATCATAGAACTTTTTGAGTTGTGGACAGGATCTAGTGTCGATTATAAATGCGACTATCCTAGAAACTTCAAGATTAATGATGTATCTGACACGATCGCGCAGTCTCAGGCTGTTTTAGATCTTGACCTCGGCAGTAATACGCTTTTAGTTGAAACTGGCCGCAAGGTATTAGACAGCTATGCTCCAAATTTAGAGCCTGAGGAATACGATCAAATTATCGGTGAAATAAAAGAAACCGTGCAGCGCCGTGAACAAGATCTTACTTATCGCGGTACAGATACGGGGGAGGATGTAGATGAGGACGCAACAGGAAATAGACCGGGCGATCAATAACTTTGAGGCTGAGGTTAAACGCCTGCTTAGCGAAGGACACGATCCTAAAGCTGCTGTTAAACGGGCATATAAAAAATATCCTGTAATGCAGCTTATGGAACCGACGTTACGTTACGAATTAGTGAATGCCTTTATGGCTGGTTATGGTGACGAGGTTCCGTATCCAAATAAAAGCATTTCCGCTGCTATGGCGGAAAACTGGGCCGCGGACGGTCTAAATTTATCCAGACGCCTTTATAGATCTTCTAAAAATATCAAGGAAGAAGTGGCGGCCGTTATTAGCCGTGCTTTACAACAAAATAAGGGCGTTCGATCAATGGCTAAGTCGTTATTCGCTGGCTATGGTTCCAGCGGTGTTATCCCTGAAGCTGATCTACCTAAATTTATAAAGGATCTGCAAAAAATACCCTTTATGCCCGATCATACGCCGGAAAGCCAAGCCGCTAAACGTGAAATTATACGTAATGTAAAACGCCAGGTGTCCAAGTTGACGACGCCTGGTGTTAGGGCTGCTTATAACCATGTTATTGCTGCCGTTGATGATGGCAACGAGGCCCGCCTTGAAAACGCCATAGATGTGGCGATCCAAGAAAAGACACGTTACAATGCCGAGCGGATCGCTCGTACTGAAAACGCTAGGGCCTACGCTGACGGGCAAATGAGCCGGTATATGAACGATCCAGATATAGTCGCTTTCAAATGGAAGCTATCCAGCCGCCATCCGCGGTTTGATATCTGCGATTTTTATGCCAACGCCGATCTGTATGGGCTAGGTAAGGGCGTTTATCCTAAGGATAAGTTCCCGCGGCTTCCGGCGCATCCTCATTGTATGTGCCATATCCAGCCTATGACCGATCTTGACGTAGATCTTAGCCTGCAACATAACAACGTGGAGCAGGCAGGGCTTGCCTATATCCGATCTATACCTAAACGCAATCAAGAAACGCTGTTAGGTGTAAACGGTCGAAAGCAAGTATTAAAAGGCGACGCCTCCTGGCGTAACCATGCATATAATTGGACGAGCGAAACTTACGAGGTTCGCGAGCCTGAAAAGTAATTTTATATCGCGCCTGATCGTGTGTGACGATCGGGCGTTTTTTATTGGTGTAATCAGGCGGAGGCCTGTTGCATATATATTTTATTCTCATGTACATACGGAGGTTGAAACATGAATATTGCGGAAGTTTATAAAGCACTCGAAAATCTGGAAAATGGACAGGATCTTATTGCTGCTATTAAAGGGGAGACGTCCCGTCTTAATAATGAAGCAAAAAGTACGCGTGAAAAATTACAGGGCCAAATTACCGCCTTAACTGGTGAGCGCGATACGCTCAGCGCGCGCGTGTCTGAATTGGAAGGGAAGGCAGGGGCCGGATCTGACTCTCCAGAATACAAAGCTCTTGAAAAACAATTAAAAGCTATGAATGAAAAGTTCGAGGCTGCTGAAACTAAGGCAAAAGAAGCCGAGGCTAAACGCATTCAATCTGAAATCATGGCGCAAACACTCGACGCATTTACTAAGGCGAACGCGGTAGATCCGCAAGAATTCGCACGGCTGGTCGCTAATGACATTAAAGTGCAAGAGGACGGCTCTTATGGTTATCAGAAAGAGGACGGCACGATCGGCACGATCCAAGATCGAACTGCTGAATGGCTACAAGGTAAACCCTGGGCTGTTAAAGCTGCAGGAAACCCTGGAAGCGGTCAAGGTGGATCTGGTGCATCTGCTGATTCTATCTTGAATGAATTCGCTGCTGCCGCAGGCGTTAAACTCTAATTTATTTTATTTAAACTTAAACGGAGGCTTATATAATGGCTGTTAATACACTTCAATATTCCCAACAATTCCAGACGGTTTTGGATGCTCAAATGCTGGCTGGCGCAACGTCCGCTTTTATGGAAGCGAATGCTGGCCAAGTTAAATATGACGGTGGCGACACTGTTCTTATTCCTGAAATCTCTATGCAAGGCTTAGCGAAGTACGATCGAGACGAAGGTTTTAATCGTGGTTCTGTGACTTTGAAATTCAATCCTTACAAAATGACTCAGGATCGTGGACGTACATTCTCCCTTGATTCTATGGACGTAAATGAGACGAATTTCGTCGCTACGGCTGGCAGGGTTATGGGTGAGTTCCAACGTACACAGGTAATCCCTGAAATCGATGCTTACAGATATAGCAAAATTGCCGCGTTGTCTACGTCTAAAAACAGAACAACTGCTGCGTTCACTCCTACTGCTGCAAATATCTTGGAAAAGCTAGAAGCTGAAATTGCGGAAATTCAAGACGTAGTAGGTGAAGAACAAGATCTCTTGATTGTAATGTCCACTAAGTTACGCACGATCTTGAACAACGCCGATAAACTTGGCAAACACTTAGATGTTACCAACTTCCGTGCTGGTGCGGTTGATACAAAGGTTAAATCCTTTAATGAAATTCCGATCTTGGGTGTTCCTTCTGCTCGTATGAAAACGCAATATGTATTTGCTGATGGTAAAGCTAGCGGCCAAACAGCAGGCGGTTTTAAAGCTGATACTGGTGCAAAAGACATCAACTGGATTATCATGCCGCAAAATGCGCCGATCGCTGTTTCTAAAACTGACAAAGTTCGCGTATTTTCTCCGGAAGTTAACCAAAATGCAGACGCTTGGAAGATCGATTATCGTAAGTACCACGATCTATGGATCCCTGAGCAACGCTTCGCTTCTATCCGCGTAAATACAGGCGCATAATTTCTGAAAGGAGTTTATTTATGATTAGACTTGTAAGATTGAACGAGGTTCGATATGTAGATTCTGAATTTGAAGCAAATTTATTGGTCGATGAAGGCTTTGTTGTCGAGGATCTTGACGATCAAGACGAGCCTGAGAAAGCTCCGGCTAAAAAAGGCAGCAAGAAAGCCGAGGAGTAATCATGTTACCTGGCGAGGTGTTCGAGCGACGGTTGAGACAGGCCGTTAAATCGAGCACCTTTATGGTACAAGAGGAGGCTCAGGCGACTCATGCCTTTACTTCCAGGACTGCTAGTTTAGAGCGTGCGGTTGAGGCTAAGTTCAATTTCGATAACGGCGACAATATAGGGACCGTATATATCGATGAATATGCCGCTCCTTACGGGCCATTTGTTCATAATGGAACGCGGCCGCACGTTATTAAACCAAAGCGTAAACATTATTTACGCTGGGCGCCTATAGCTGGGAACGGCTTCTTATTCGCGAAAGAAGTTCACCATCCTGGTACGAAAGCGGATCCATTCTTATATGAAGCGCTAGAACGTAAACGGGGCGACGTTTTCTCGATTTTCGCTAAGGCTACAAATACGGCCTTAAAAGATATCACGGGCAGCCAATGGCTGGGCGATACGGTCCGCGAGATCAAACTAGAACTATAGGAGGCTTATTATGTTATATGTTTATGAGGATCTGCAGTTTACCGACGAACTCTTGGGTAAGGAGGTATTGCAGGCCCATGTAGATCGTGCGGAGCAGGGGTTGTATGCGTTCGCTAAACGTCTAGGCGTTGAACAGGGCGATATTGTGAGGAGCTTCCTGGTTGATGAACTGGTAATGCTCTATATATACCGTTCTGTATGCGCAGACAAGGCGTATGCTCTCCCTGGTGCTTACACGCGCGATGGATCGACGGACGACTTCTATAGTAAAAAGCTGTCTTATATTGATCAACGCATTTTAGTCCTTGAAAAACAAATTACGCCGGAAGAGTTGACGGGCGATCCTAAAAAGTATGCTCGTTATCGTACAGTTGAGATCTTCAGGGGGTAATATAATATGTGGATTGAATTAATGCAGCATATCAAGAAGGCTATTGTAGACAGTGGCGCTGGGTTTGACGTTATGCTTGGGGCTATGCGTCCGCAAGCAGCAGGCGTCGATGAAGGTGGCACGATCATGATTATCCGTGGCGAAACCACGCCAGGTGATAACTCGATACAGTCCGAGCTGCAACAAGAGCTTTATATTGAAGTATGGGGGCGAAGCGATAACCCTGACATGGCCGTAGGATATGAAGTCCTGGCCAATCTGGAGGATCGGTTCGAGGTGATCATGAATGATCTTCGGACGCGTTGTGGTGAACTAGATCCTAACGCGTGCGTCCTTCAAGGTTGCGGCTTTCAAATTATCGATCTGAAATGTACAAGTAAAATAGGCGATCATGACTCAATACGTCCCTTGATCGGGACTCAGTATAGGTTTGTTATGAGCCTAATTGATTTAAAAGAAAAAACTAACGGAGGTATCTACTAATGCCAGCTCAACCAGCTACAGCAAAAAAACTTTATAAACCGCAACAGGCTGCAATGCCTACTGCCGGCAAGAACTATCTTATTTATTTAAATGTAGGCACTGACGAAACTACAAACGCGGAATGGCTTCTATTGGGTGGCCAACGTTCCGGCGACTTATCTCGTAAGGCTGACTCTATCGACGCATCTAGCAAAGACAGTGGTGGTTGGAAAGTTACAATTCCGGGCATGAAAGAATGGTCTATCGACCTTGAAACATTACTTATGCCTAATGAAGAAAGTCTTGTCTTGCTAGAACAAGCGTTCTTAAAAGATGAAAAAGTTCATATTAAATTTGAATATCCGGACAAGTCCTATATGACTGGTCTTGCATCTATTACAGAACTATCTTTAGGAACGCCGCATGACGATGTAGCTACATACAAAGGCAGCCTAAACGGTGCTGGTCCTTTATCTGAATTGAAAAAAGCATAATTTAAAATAGTTAGGAGTGCGCACTCATGAAAAAAATTACATGTAATCTATTTAACCCTGGCGAGACGATCTTCTTTAATATTGGACGTATCGCTGAACTTGAACAGTTATGGGGCGAGCCGATCTTCAAGGCTGTACAAAGCGGGACTATGACGTTCAATCAGCTTATTACTGCATTCGTCGTAGGAATGAAGCAACATGGTAAGAAACGCGATTATATCTACTATCAGGATCAATTACAAACGCTATTTGACGAGGGCTCTGTGCAATACAGCGATCTTGTTCAGCTAGTTGTTCAAGCTCTGATCGGAAGTGGTGTATTCGGTAAAGCTGCTTATTATGCTTTATTTCCAGAAGAAGCAGACGATCAAGCAAAAGCCGCGGCTGAGGCTGAGGTGATCGACTCAAAAAACTAGGAGGGGACTACACGTCCCCTTCTTTTAATTTATGGATAACGAAAGCGGAACGCATGGCCTATGGCCCTTTAAATTTGAAGCCCTGGGAGTTTAGAAATCTAAGTCCTATGGAGTACTACAAATTAATAGAAGGGTATGAGTTACGATCTGAAATTGAGGATCGTAGGCAGGCATATTTCACCTGTATTATGACCAACGTCCATATTACAGGCAATAAAAGGCTGCAGGTTGAGGATATTATGAAACAGCTGCATCCAATGTCTGTAGCTAAACGCAAAGCCGAGGAGAAGTTATTCATGGAAGAATTTAGACAGGCAGGAGGTGAGCTATAAAAGTATGGCCGATTCTCAAATTAATGTTAAAATTACAGGCTCATCTAATAGCGCGGAACAAGCTCTTGATCGTGTCGCTCGAAAGGCTGAAAGCTCCTTAGGTAAAAGCATTAGTGCTTCCCTGGATCAGGTTAAGGCTAAAGCTCATAAGGTGTTCGGCGTTGAAATTCCGGGCCTTATGGATGCCGCTAAAAGTGGCGCTGCGTTCGCTGGTGCTGCAATCGGTATCGAGGCCGCTGGTCGTGCTCTTAAAGACATGGCTGTAAACGCCATTAAAACAACGGATCAACTCACGCAGTTGCGTGCTCGTATCGATCTAATTAATGACGGAAGCCAATCTACCGCCGAGATCATGGATAAGATTGCCGCTGCGGCTAATCGTTCGCGCGGATCTTATTTAGACATGGCAGATAGCGTGGCCAAGTTGAACCTACTTGCAAAGGATGCCTTCTCCTCTAATGACGAGGCCGTGTACTTTGTGGAACAGCTGAACAAGCAATTTAAAATTGCCGGCGCTGGCGTTGAAGAGACGACCTCCGCTATGTATCAGTTAACACAGGCTATGGCCAGTGGCAAGCTTCAGGGGGATGAGTTCCGATCGATCATGGAAAATGCTCCAATGCTCGCGCAGTCTATTGCGCAAGAGATGGGCTTGTCTGTAGGTCAATTAAAGGAGATGTCCTCTCAGGGCCTTATTACTGCCGATATTATCAAAAATGCGCTATTTAATAGTGCCGAGGAAACAAATCAAAAGTTCGCGGAGATTCCGCTTACGTTCCAGGACATCGGTACTAAATTACAAAATGACTTAATCACGGCCTTCGCGCCTGTGATGCAAGAAATCGGAAATATGACCAGTTCGGATCTGCTTCAAGGGGCACTTAACGAGCTGGCTTTTTCTTTTAAGGTGGTAGCTGCTGCGGCTCAAGTATCTATTGCCACGATCCGTGGCGCTTTCAGTGCCTTGTCTGTGGTGGTTAATACTGCTAAAAGCATTATATCTAGCTTCGCGCAGGTGTTTGTAACATCAATGCCTGCGGTGGCTGCTGCTGTCATAGGTGTAACGGCTGCTTTTATAGCGCAACGGGCTGTCCTTGCTGCTCAAAGCACTATCATCGCGACCTTAACGGTTCGAACGCTTGCGTTACGTACTGCGGCGATCGTTACTACAGCAGCAACTAAAGCCTGGACGATCGCGAAAGCTGCGCTAGGCGTTGCGATTCTGGCGACTACAGGATTAATAATGGGCTTAGCGGCGGGGGCTTCAATCTTAAGAGGCTTATATGCTGGCTTACGTGCTGGCACGTTGTTAGCATCCGCGGCGCAGGCGATCTTTAATGCCGTATTAATGGCGAACCCTATTCCGATTGTTGTCGGGCTTCTTGCTACGCTTGCGGCTGCGTTTGGTTTGTCTAAAGCTGCAGCTGGTGGCTTTAGTGAAACGATGAGCGCTGTATGGTCTAGCGTGGTACACACTGCTGTTTGGGGCGTGAATAAAATTATCGAGGCTTTGAACTGGCTGATCGGTAAGCTGAATAGTGTAGGCGAAAAGGTGGCCAAGTTCTTTGGTGGTACCTTCACGGCTATATCCCAGGTTGATACGATCTCCGCTGAAACTGCGCAAAGCATTGTTAATGCCGGCGAGGAAATCGCAGGGCAGATCACATCCGGCCTATCTGGTGGAGGCGATCTTGACGTCGGAGGTGGTGGCGGCGACTACGGATCCGGCGGCGGTAAAGGTTCCGGTGGCAAAGGTGGCGGCGGTGGCAAAGGTAGCGGTAAGGATCTAGCGAAAGAAGCGAAGCAGATCCATGAGAAGATCTTGCAGTCGTTCCTTGAAATGCAAGGAAACCAGGTCGAGCTGATTGAACTTCAATACAAGAAGGAACGCGAGGAGCTCGAGAAGTCCAAAGACGCCAACGAAAACTACCACGAGGATCTTAAACTCCTTGATGAAGTTTACGCCGATAAGCGTATCAAGGCCAAACAAGAGGAAATGGCGAAACTCCGGGCGATCGAGACAGATATTCGCGACATGCAAAAAGATTTTGCGTTTAAAACTGCCCTTAAGGACAGCACTGGTTCTGTTTCTCCTGCCATGCAGCTTGCAAAGGATTATATCGATTCTATCGATGAGGTCGAGGATCGTTATGCTGAAATGCAAGACAAATTCATAAAAATGGATGCAATGCAGCAGCAAAAGCATATAGAGCTCCTTAAAGAACGCAATATCGCGTTTAGTATAAACGCCGATGGCCAGATCTCCTATGAAGCTATGAAGAACGAGGAGCTGTTAGCGATCCAGCGTGATTACAATCAAAAGGCGCTCCAGCAACATAACGATCTAGTCAATGAAAAGTACAAGATCGACGAAGCTATGCGCACGCAAAACTTCGAGGCGCTGCAGGTTGCTCTTAGTGATGAGTATATAGCTAGACAGCAACATAACGATCTTCTAAAAGGTTTACTGGATGAATATAAAGAGGCCGCGTTTGACGCTCATATGAACAGCCAGCAGGTACTATTTGACGCTATGAATGCAGGCCTTGATAGCTTGCAAGGATCTATTTCTGGTCTTATCCAGGGAACTACAACTCTCATGCAAACATTCCAAAATCTAGGAAAGGCGATCCTTAAAACGATCGCTGATAGCGTGGCCCAATGGATCGCTGGTCAGATCAAACAAGCGGTATTCGGCAAGATGTTAGCTGCGCAGCAAGTCGCGACAAGCAATGCGGCGGCTAATGCTCAATACCCGGCATGGGCTGCCTTAGCTCAACAGGTATCTATGGCCACATTTGGTGCTAGTGCTGCGGCTGGTATGGCTGCATGGTCTACTAATACAACAGCCGGCGTGACTTTATCCCTTGCCAATGGTGCGACAAGTTTCGCGTCCTTAGGATCCGGCAAGCTGGACTTGCCTAAACTGGCGAGCGGTGGCGTTGCTTACGGATCCACGTATGCTGAAATTGGGGAAGGTAAGTATAAAGAAGCTGTGTTACCGCTCAGCGAGAATACTTATGACGAAATAGGCAGCGGGATCGCGCGTGCTGGTGGTGGCGCTGGTGGTGGTATCACCTTCAATGTCTCCGCTATGGATGCGCAGTCCTTTGGTGACTGGCTTGAAAACTCTGCAGGACGATCCTTGCGTCAATTCTTCGTGAACCAGGATCGTGAATTCGTAGCTCAAGAAGGGACGTGGTAATATGGCCGATCTGATCAAATTCCCAGATATAAAAACCCTTGCGTGGAAGTCTACGAAAGCACAAAAATGGGACACAAAAACCAAACGCACGGGGAGTGGCCGCGTCAGAACCATGACGACGTGGCAATATCCGCAGTACACGATCACGACTGAATTCGCTATTCTTAGCCCTGAAGAGCATAAGCGTCTTATGGGCTTTTATGCATCCGTTAAGGGAGGCACGATTCCTTTTCTCTGGCTAGATCCAGAGGATTACGAAGAAAAAGGCATACGTCTTGGAACCGGTGCGGAGTCTGAATGGCAGGCTGTTCGCTTATATGGTGATTTCAGGGAGCCTGTGGCGCATATTGAGAAGTTAAAGCTCTATGCGAACGGATCCCCTGTGAACGCTGTATCTGACAAGGGTGTAATTAGGCTTGCGCCTGGTGTTGAAGTGGCACCTACCGCTATTATTACGGCCGACTATGTGTATTATTGGAAGGTTATGTTTAGCGGTGACTATACAGACGAGATCGTGTATAAAGATATCTTCAAATCTAAAAGTTTTAAATTAATAACGGTGAGGTGATCTTAGGTGAAACAAGTTAGCGAGGCTTTAAGTGCTCATTTGAGCTCATCTCAAACGTTTCTGTCCTGCGATCTGTACGAGCTAAAGCTCAAGAGCGGGATCTCGTATTACTGGGCGGACACGGACGTTGATGTTAGTTATGGGGGCCATACCTACAAAGGGGACGGCCCTATTATAACGCGTGAGAAGATCGCAACGAGCAGCACTGTTAGTGTCGATAAATTAAGCGTATCTATCACGGCCAATCAAAACGATCAGATCGGCGGGGTTCCGGTTCTGGAGGTCGCTCATAATGGTGGCTTAGATGGTGCAACGCTTAATCTCCGGCGTGCATTTTTTGACGCTGCAGGTCGTGTGATCGAGTGTATCGATCTATTTCGTGGCATATGCGAGGTAACGCAAGGCGGAGGTTTCTTATTGAAGATCAATGCAAAGTCTATAGTGCAAAAGCTCAATATTGAATATCCAAACAGGCGCTATTATCCGCAGTGCCCTTATTCGATCTACTCCAAAGAGTGCGGGGTTGATGTTACCAAGTATAGAAAGCGTGTTACTGTAACGGCTGTTACTGGCACGAATACTGTTCAAGTTGACACAACCTTTGCCGCTGGTTATTATACGGCCGGCGGTATGGAATGGATCAGTGGTCCTCTTGCTGGCCAAGCAACGCAGATCATGGATAGCAGCACGAACGGGATCGTATATATGAGCGCTACAAATACAGCGCCACGCGTTGGTGATGTAGCTTATATATACCCTGGTTGTGATAAAACTCCGGAAACATGTAAAAACAAGTTTAATAATTTTAGTAGGAACCGGGCGACGCCTTATGTTCCTTTAAAGGAGACGATACGATGAAACCAACAACAGGCGAAAGGATCGCAGCTGCTGCGCAACGGTGGCTTGGAACACCTTACCAGAATAACACTATGGTGCATGGCGTTGGTGTCGATTGCTCTTATTTACTTGTTGCAGCTGTGGTGGACAGCGGTCTTATGGATCGTGACGCCTTAGCTATTGAAAATTATTCGAATGAATGGCATCTTCACCGATCGGAAGAAAAGTATTTGAAGTATGTCCAAAAGGTAGCCGACGAGGTTCCTATTGACGACATACGGATCGGGGACTTCCTCTTATATCAATATGGACGTTGCATATCTCATGGCGCGATCTATATTGGTAACGATCTAGTAATACATGCTTTTGTAGATCTAGGCGTGATCCTATCTTCGGTCGATGATGTGTTATTCTACGACGCAAAAGGCAAGAGCCGCCTGCGCGCTGTTTATCGATTTAGAAAGGAGGATAAATAATGGGCTTCCTGTTTAGCCGTGGCCGTAATACAACGAACCGTGCAGATATGATCGCCGATTTCATGATCAACACCGCATCCTATGGCGAAGTTGTCCCTGAGGTTCTAGGAACGACACGCCTTAGCGGTAACATTATTTATTACGATGATTTTACTCCTCACGAGCATAAAAGCACGACGCGTACTGGTAAAGGCGGCGGATCCAAGCATACGGAGATTACATATACATACACCGTGGCTTGCGCTATTGGTTTATGTGAAGGCCCGATCCAGGGGATCGGTAAGGTGTGGCGTGGTAAGGAAATATACGACTATCCTAATGAGAAGATAGAACTTACTGCTTATCTAGGCGCACATGGCCAGCAGCCCTGGCCTTATGTAGTCTCAAAGCATCCGGAGAAGGCTCTCCCTTATAGCGGGCTGGCATATATGGCCGGCGTTGTAGATCTTGGGGAACAAGGCAGCTTGCCGCAGTTCAATTTCGAGATCAAAGGGAAGCTCTTAGAAACTGGCGACGGTGTGGACGTAAATCCTGCCGATTATATTGTCCATGTGCTCCGGTCGATCGGTATTGATGACGTCAATATAGAAGGCCTGGATCATTATAGGCATTATTGTAAGGCCGCAGATATTCTTATAAGTACGCCACCGGACTCTAAAAGCTCCAAAGCTCAAACGGTTATAAATGATATTGCTGAAATTACAAATAGCCTTGTATTCTGGAGCACGGATCGTTTGAAGATCGTCCCTCTCGCGGATAAGCCGATCAAGGACTGGTCCCCGTACAATCAAATACAATACAATTTGACGGCGGACGATCTTATCCCAGCTAGCGATGGCCAGTTGATCGTGTACAAGCGCAAGGATAGCTCTGAAACGTATAACCAGGCCACGGTTGAATTTATCAATCGCGCCAATGGGTACGAGAAGGAGACAGTAGCCTTTGAGGTGGTTGCGGACGTTCAAAAAAACGGCCTGAAGCCTGCTTCTAAGAAATCGGCTCACTATCTATATACAAAGGCCCGCGCTCAATACTACGCTGAACAATTAGCTATGAAGCGCCTGTACTCTAAGAACCAGTACACGTTCCGCCTAGATTGGGCTTTTTGTCGTTTAGAGCCTGGCGATCTTGTAACGCTTACAGATGAGCTCTGTGGTTTACGTGAGCAGATCGTTGTTATAACTTCCGTGTCTGAAGCTGCAGATGGGCAGCTTGAAATTACGGCGGAAGGCAAGCCTCCGGGGACATATGCTCCGGCTAAGTATAACGTGCATGAAAATGAGCGGCCGTTTATTGATTATAACCAGCCTGCGCCTAGTGTGAACGACGTCGCGATCTTCCAAACGGTCGGGGACGTTGGAGGTAATCAGGTATTCGTAGGCGTGAACGCTCCCAGTGGCTGGGGCGGCTGTTCTGTGTGGTTATCTGACAACGGTGAAAGCTATCGCCGTATAGGATCTATAACGCAGCAAGCTAGAATGGGCCGCACTAGATCTGCATTCAATGAAACAGCGAACGCCTGCGAGGTTACGCTTAATCAGGGCATACTCAAAACGGCGACGCATGTAGACGCTGAACGCGCCAACACTTTATGCTGGGCTAATGGTGAGGCCTTTAGTTATGAAGCTGTTGATGTGCATCCTGATAATTGGTATACGCTCAAAGGTTTAGTGCGTGGCCAATACGGAACTAAGGCGATCGATCATAGTGCTGGGGAGCGGTTTATCCGCGTTGATGAGGCTTTATTCCGGCACCCTTACCGGAAGGAAGATATTAATAAGACGATCTATTTAAAATTCACCTCCATGAATTTATTCGGTAGCAACGAGCAGGGCCTTGATGAAGTCCAGGAATACCAATATAAGATCGTGCCTTATTATATCCCGGAAGTTAGCAATCTAACGCTGTATACCAAGTACTACAAGATCGGGAATGGTGTATTATCCTTTGACGTTGTGTCTCAATTCGATATGCCGCAGATCAATAGCCTTGATACTGTGGAGATCTGGTATCGCGAAGGATCTGCAGCGTGGAAATATGGCGGTTCTGGTAACGGCCTTGTATCGATCAGCGGTTGTGAGCTTGGCCATACTTACGAAGTTAAGGCTGTAGTTAAGGACGTACATGGGAATACTTCCCAGGGTACTACTAAATCCATTACTGTGGCTATGAAGACTGAAGTCCCAAATGCGCCGCAGGGATTCTCGATCTCCTTTAGTGATAAAGCTAACTTTAACTGGCTAGAGGTTCGCAATGCGGACGTCGATTATTACGAGATCAGGCTTGATACGCGCGCCGGGCAAACTGACGGCATGATCGGTAGAAGCAATAATACCACTTATAGTGGAACTCTTAGCGATCGAAGTGGTAAGGTTTACCTTTACGCACATAACCCTTCTAAGGGCTATGGGGCGCCTGCTGAGCTAACATATAACGTTCCTGTTCCTGTTATGCCGACCAACGTCAAATTGACGGGAAATCTTAACGGGATCGGCGTTATATTCCAGATGATCCCTCCTGGTTGTAGGGGTGCGAATGTATACGTTGATAATACTGTATATTTCACATCTACAAATGCCCTGAGTATTCCTTTAGAGGCTGGCGTTTATTCTGTAAGCGTTGCCTATGTGGATCTATTCGGTGAAGGTCCTCGTACAAGCCCGCTCAATGTTACAGTTAAGGCGAAGATTGATAAGGATCTTCTAGATCTTGAAAATCTAGGAATAGCCGACATGGATCGTGCTGTCAAGGCTCTATCCACTGAAATGGGGACCGTTAAATCTGACGTGTCCGGGCTTAATACTAAATTAGTAGATCAAGCTGGAGCCTTCCAACGTTCTATATCCGATCTGAATAAAAACGTAAATGCGCAAATAACGCAGATCTCAAATGGCGTAGAGCTAAAGGTTACGGAAGCACTAAATAGTATCACAGGATCTGAAATCGTAAGTAGGATCAATCTTACGCCTGCGGGAACTCGTATTGATGGCCGCTTGCTTCATGTTACTGGCCAGGCTTTATTTGACGATAATATCATCACAAATAAAATGCTTCAGGCGAAGTCCGTTACTGCCGATAAAATGCAGGTAGACAGCCTATCGGCGATCACGGCTAATGTTGGAGAATTAAAAGGCGGCACGATCATAGGCACTACAATCAAAAACGCATCCAATACTTTTAGCGTTGACGCAAACGGTAACATCCGCGGCGTTAATATCACGGGTTCTAGGATCGACGCCAACAGCGTATATGCGAATGGGGTTCCTTTGAAGAATACAAACTTCATGAGCATGCACGTTGTTAGTGGCCAAAAAATCAACTTGCCAACAGGTTATAGCTTTGATCGATGTTTATACTATTTGACGAATGTTAGGTTGTTTACAGATTATTCTTATAAAATTACTGGACGTTATTTCAATGATGATGATATAAACAGGGTTCATGACTTTAATAATCGCTATTCGATGTACTGGAATGGCAAGCCAGGCGGTGGCAGGATAGACGACCTTGAAGGCGGATATTGGCTACACGGCGAGCCGTTGCAAAATCGTGTATTCTTTCCTAATGGCGACGCCCCAGCTGGCGGAACATTCTCATTCGGACGAGGATATGCGAAGAATAATGCAGCTAGTCAAAGCAACGAAGGCCGCTGGTATAGAGGCTGTGGCATAACTAAAGAAGGCTATTTCTATTTCTTCTACAATTCAGGCCGTTTTGGTTATTACGGAGAGGCGGATCTATTAATTGTGTCGTTCTGGTAAAAGGGGGATTTTATGGATCTAGTACGGCGAGAAAATGAAACCCTGCATATCGGTGAAGATTGGCGCCGGGCATACACGATCAATAACGACGTGGATTTGTCCGGCGCTAGTGCTGTATGCAAGGTTAGAACTAAGCAAGGAAAGCTCCTTTGCGAGGCTTCAACGACGATCGTAGGTAAAACGATCATGGTTACGATCTCCAAAGATGTAACCATTGGAATTGGAAAGGTCTACCAAAAGGCCGAGTATGATGTTTTCTTGATCGCTGGTGATGTAACGTATAAGTTGATCATGGGCGATTTAAATATTATTCATGATGTATCTATGCATTAACCATAAGGAGGCAACATATGCCAAACGAATTACAAAAGCTATTAATTGAACTTAGCGAAAAACCTATCAATATGAATATTAACATTCCGGGCTTAAAAGGCGTTGACGGCGTAGATGGTCACAATGGATCTGATGGTTTAAGTGCGTATGACATCGCACAATTAGAGGGCTTTAGAGGTACTCGTCAAGAATGGCTGGAGTCTCTCAAAGCTAAAGTGGAGGTAAATAATGCACTTACGGCACTAAAACGTAAGAATATTTATCTTCCAAACGCTCAGCTTGACACTATATTAACCAAACTCGTTGAATTAATGGGCGACACAATCGCAGTTACACCTAAACCTCTTACATATACACAGCCTGCCGCTGGTCAAGCGTTTATTAAATTCACAGGTGAGCCACATTTTAAAGTGGCTATTAACGACGGTGAAAAGGTAGAGTTTGAAACAAGCACATTGAAAGTATTAATTCCGTATGGTACAACAGGCAATATCAAAGCCGATTATTTCAACTTGCTTGATGAAATTGTTAGTACTTCCGTTATTACGCTTAACAATGTAAATGAGGGTCCAGACTTTGGGGCGTTCGTTAAAGATGTTCCGCTATCCAATTCTGTAGGTGGTGTTACTGTTGCAGGCACTGGTAAAGTGTATGAAAAAGGAGTTAAAGTTATTCCGACTACTTTAGAATCAACTAACAAGTTCAGCTTAGAGGATATGTTCAAAAGCATGATAGAAAGAGTTTGCGAAAACAAAAATGTTGAATTAGTAGAACTTGACCTAACGCAGTTACCTAACAACCCTGCAAAAGGCGGTAACTTCCCAGAAAAGTGCAATAAGTTATATGAATTAGTAAATTATGGTAACAATACCATTGTTAAAATTAATCGAGGACAGGTAATCACCGTGTCTGAGGATCCTATGACGCCAAATAAAACAGGCGAGGCAACTTCTATTAAGTTCACAGGTGTGGCCAATAAGAAAATTCAATTCAACGGCTCTGAGTTAGTTGCTATGGAACAAGGCGCTAGATATGAGTACGTATTTAGCACCGATACAATCAATAAGTTAGGTTAATTTCAATATAAGGGGAATATATGCAAGAATTAACGCATTTCATGAGCGAAGCATGGCGGATGCTTACTGAGTCATTCGCCATGAAGGCTCTATTGGCTGTGGTGGCTGAAGTCGGTATTTACATTTTAGGATTGAAGCATGTTCAGGTCTTAGGGATCTTTATATTGCTTGTCTTTTTAGATCTTATAACTAAATGGTCAGCGATCGGTTATAAGATGCTGGTTGATTTAGGCGCTAGTCCTGAAAATATCAGCGGATCTGACAAGTACTTAGCGATTCCGGCTGCCTGGGGGAAGGGCTTAATTAATTCGAAGCATATGCGAAAGCCGTTTGTAACAAAGGTATTGACGTATTGTTTAGCGACTGCAGGCGCCTGGTGTTTCGACTTTATGGCCGGGCAGTATGCCTTCGCTGTTAATCTTGTATGGTTGTACCTGGCGAGCGTTGAGTTCCTTTCGATCCTGGAAAACATGAGGGATGGTGGGAATCAGACGATCGCAGGCCTTTTGGATCTTGTACGATCCAGACTTGATGTTGTATTAAAAAAATAATGTATTATATGAGGGCTGCTATTTGTAGCCCTCTTTTATTATGAAAGGAGATCTTATATGTCTATCGGTAAATACTTTGAAGAGTACGAGTTCGCTTGTACGTGTGAGCGTCATGAAGGTGACGGCTATGGCCATAATAAATTGGATCATCTCATTGATAAGCGTTTAGTGGATCTATTAGACGCTATTCGTGAGCGTTTAGGTGTTCCGTTATATATCAACAGTGGTTATCGTTGTCCAGAACATAATGAGGAAGTAGGGGGCGTCTCTAATTCTCAACATGTAGAGGGCACAGCGGCCGATATAACATACGACGGGATCGATGTCGATTATTTGGCTGCTATTGCTGAAGAGTGCGGAGCCGACGGCATCGGTCGTTATTATGATCAGGATTTTGTCCATGTGGACGTTCGCGGCTACGCTGCGCGCTGGTCCGATCGTGATTAAATAGGGGGCTAGATATGTATGAGCAGATCAAAGACTACTTCTACGCGCTTAAACGTCAAATTACTGTTAAGCGCTGCATTATTGGTGCTATTTGTTTGTTGCTATTCGCTGGCTTCTGCAGCTTCGTCGACGGATACTTTACCGCAAGAGGAAACTATCAGCGTGCCATTGAGCGCCTGGAACGAGCTCAAAGAGAACTCGAAAGAAGCAAGCAGCTTAATCGAGAGCTCCAGCAAATCATTGAGCGAAGCACAATCCTCAATGACGAAGCAGGGCGAGGAATTGAACGAATTGAGGATTATCAACGAAGAACGGAGCAAGGAATTGACCGAGCTCAAAGCTATCAACGAGAAGCAAGCGAACGAATTGCAGAAAGCTTCCATGACACTCAAAGAGCAAGAGAGCTCCTTGAACGAAACCTCCAACTCATTGATGGAGTTGAAAGACGAAATCAAGAACAACAAACGGACGGAGCAACGCCTGCGTCGCCAGCGGGACACCTGGGCGATCAGTAATGCTGCTTTATTCTTGGCCGGTGCTTTACGCAGTTAATATGGAGGTGATCCATAATCTCCCTATCGCACGAGGGTGGACGTGCGGCTTAGCGGATCTTATATAATAATGCAATAAAAGGGCTCTTGCTGTATAAAGCATGGGCCCTTTATTTTTTTTGAAAATTTTCTAAAATAAGACTTGCGACGCACTTGAATAGGAGTTATAATATAATCAAGTTAAAGGTAGTTATTCCACTAAGGAGGAATTAGAAATGAAACAAGCTAGTTATAAAGATCATCCTGTATGGAACAGCGTTAAAAGATTTATTACGGTAACAAACGATCGCGTTGTGTTAGAGAGCTTTGGTAAAAAAATATTTGAAGTTGATCTTGAAGCTAACACCTTATATTCTTACCGCTACGGGCGCGAAACTACAAATAGACAAGTGATCCTCGGTCGCCAGTCTAAGTTCACGGATCTTGCCAGGATCTTCTGGTTAAAAGAAGGCTATGATGTTGTATTTGTTAATGTGTGCGAATAATGGAGGCCTATCATGAAATATTATATTGTTGTTGAAAAAGAAAATTATAAGCCATTTACATATGAATACGATCTTGAAAATGTAAAGAAGATCATGCCTATAAAAGATTATTCTGTGGTGATCCTATTCGCTAATAATGAGTTGCTGCAGCTCGATCGTGTGTGTTCTATCTGTGTAAAGTAACGGAGGGTGGTACAATGACAATCAAAATTCAAACAGCGATTAATGAGGCGATCGTAGATGAAAAGATTTATATGGTAGAGAAGGAATGGGCTGTTGTGCGAAAAACGCTGGACACCGGTTGTCTTAAGCAATGCTTTATGGGCCGATGTGATGTACTTTATAGTATGTTATGCCGGCTTATTGGTGAAACCGAAGAACAGGTTCAAAAAATCAAAACCTTAGGTGAAGAAATTGCAGAGGTGTGTTTGATTAATACCGGTTGGGATGTTAGATAATCTGAGATCTGCTATATGCTGCGATAATCCTTCCTGGTCCGCACGGATCCGTCGCGTGATCAAGAACCTACGCGCTGGCTTCCATGTCCTATATGGCGATCGCTCTATCAAATTTAAGCCGGAGGATGTCCAAACGATCAATGATGTGTGTCGCCTTATGAAACGCGCCGGGGCAGATGGATTTACGATCGAACCTGCAGCCTAGCAGGATCAATCCCTGGCGCCTGGTGGACGTTGCCCTGGGTTTATTGATATACTTATATAGGAATTAGACGCCGCGGCCGGCTGCGATCCATGATCTAGTTGCCGCGGCTTTATTATAAGGAGGTACAATATGAGCGAGAAGAAATGGGGCGGCGCTCGTAAAGGCGCAGGCGCTCCTGTTACTGTAGGGGCTAAAAACAGAAGGAAGCAACGTGCTATATCTTTAAGCGATGATGAGTACAATAAATTTAAAGCGCTGGCCGCGGATCTTGGTGTTAGTACATCCGAGCTTATTCGTAAGACGTTTGAGCTGTAGTCGTCACATGATCGTCAAATATTAAAAACGTTTTATGGTAATTCCTGGCGTATCTAATTTGTGATCATGGTATTGGCCATAGGTTTTATGTGAACATAGTAATTGTATGTAAGGCGCGATTATAGGCTCTTTATAATTATATAGTTAAAAACATTTTTTCTGAGGATTGGGTTTTATGGGAGATTATAACTACAAGTTGGACGTTTTTGAAGGTCCCCTTGATCTGC